CCATTCCATACCCATCTTGCCGCTGCACTCGCACGTATAGTTTAGCAGATACGGGTTTACCAGCTTGAACCTTAGCTTTCTACCTTCGTTATAAGCGTAGCAACACGTAGCTTTGTATCTTCTACTGCTTGCTGCCAGTCTGCTCTTTTCCTTAGAACTAATTTTAACTTTACCCGACCTAGAGTATTTTGCTTGAATGAGTAGCGTTCCACGAAACCTTGATGATTTAGGAGGTGCAGCAACCAGATCGAAGATTCCTTTGCTCGCATATGCCCGAACCACATAGTAGCCTCTATCTTTGAGCCACTTGACGACACGATATTCAAAACCCCTTCCTGAGACATAGTTCTTATTTGCCATCCCTCAAAAGCATAACCTCTGAATTACCCAATGATCCTGTTTCTCCGTGGTATCCTGATCGCTGTTCTCCTCGATTGCCTGATGCAATGACTCGTGAACCAAAGTGTCAAACAGACCCCATATTGTCAAATGGCCTCCCAGCCATATCTCAGTTGTTCCGTCATGACTGTGATACTCTCCATGTGCATCCTCTGACTCGTCTATGTGGATCCGCATTTAGTAGCCTCCCTTTCGTAACATACTTCACACTTAGGAAGACCTTTGTTATCTAAAGTAATTATCATGTTGCTGCTGAAGCAGCAATGACACAGTCCCTTAGCCATGCTGGCTCACCTTGTCGTTGTAGGCATCAAAGGATATGGTCCAAGTTCCAGGCTTTGACGTCTGTAGCTTGTTGCCCTTCTGCTCCATCCACTGATCCACGTTGTTTCTTACCGCTGACGTAAAACAGCCAGAGTTTACAAGTATCTGTTCCTTGCTGTCCCAAGAGTTCTTCCTGTCGTTATAGAAGAACGTGTCTCGTTTTACCCCCATCGGATCATGCAGGTGTCCCATCTGGTATACGTCTGCCTCGCAGTTTACCGTAAGATTCTCCAATGCCTTGAGAGTTCCCCCTCCGCCTGCACCATGATTGACAAACAAAGTCTTCTTCATCATACTCTTACCCTTGTATTGTATGTCCAAGCGTATAAAGGCTTTGCTTCCCAGGAACGTAAGTCCTTTGATCTTGCAGTACCTTTTCATGTCACCTTCCGTCACTACCCTTGACTTGTACTCGTGGTTTCCCCATTGCATGTACCAGATCTTTTCCATTCCATAATTTTTAAGATAATAATCCTGTTCATCAAATAACTCACTACACCTATCATCAAACTCGTCCTGCTGTTCCGCCAGAGTCCTCAGTCCTACCGCCTCGTCCTTGAATCTCGGATCTCCTGGAAGAATCAGGTCCAGTTGATCCCCCCCAAATGATGTGAATCTGTACGGATCGTCAAGAATGGCCTTGACTCTTCTCTCGAACAGTTCATCCTGAAAGTTCGTATTGCCAATGTGAACGTCACTCAAATTTTCCCAGTCTACTATTGTGTCGTTTTTGTCTAATTCTATAACAACGTTCTTGCTGTACAATACACTCTGATTATTTTGTCCTACGTAATAAACTTTTATATTCCTCCAGTCTCGATGTCGGAACGATAAAATTGCCCACTGTGGTGAATCCGTTTGACTCGGTAAATCCAAAGACGGATCTTTTGCTGTCATACTTTCTAGGCCAGTTGAACTTTGTACCCACCTGAGTTGCCCACCACTCCGACTCGGTTATCTGCGTGATGATTTCCTTTGCAGATCTTTCCGCTGGAGAATTTACAGGAGATATTTTGTATGCCTTTATTGCATCTGCTAGCTTACCCATTGTTTGTCTCCTCTTCTGTGTTCTCTACCCATCTCTTCTTGCCACATTCTCCGTCCACGATCCAACTCAGATCATCTCCTAAACCCATACCAGCTTTCCACCTGATTCCGAAATAGAGTTTGTCTTGTTTAACAGTTTGTCAATTTCTGCCTCTGCCTTTTCCTCAGTTGAAAACCACATATGTTTCTCCATAAGCTTTGCTACGGCCTGGTCATGCGTTATTGGCGTGCTGAATACGAATCTGATGTAGCTTCCCTTGTCCATATGCTCAATGATGCTTGCGTTGCGTTCCCCTGGAGTGTTCATTCCAAGCGTCTGTATTGAGTCGTTTAGCATCTTGATTGCCCTGTGTGCGTGGTCCTTGGTTGAGAATTCCTCAAGGTCAAGTCTCGTGTATGCCTGAGTCAGTCTGCACAGATCCTCGTAGGTTCTGATGTCTACCGACAGCGACTCGTCCTTTTGCTCCACCTGTCTCAGCTCCGACCACCATTTTGTCAACACATCATCCACGTCGTCTGGGATTATAGGATCTATTGTCTTTGCATAGTTTATGAACTTGGTCATTTGTTCGACGTCAAGACTTGGCACTATCTCTCCCCTTCTTACCTTCATGATGTGCTTTGCTATTGCAAGATCATCATCCATGCTTGGTATGTCCCTTACAAGAAATACCAATCCAAATCTTGACAGCAGGGAGTCAGGCAGGTTGATGTTCTCGTTGATTGAGAGTTCCGGATTCCATCTGCTCTTCTTTGGGTTTCCTGCCGCAATTATGGACACCTTGACCTCCCACGTTATGTCAATGCCGATCTTTCTGAGACTGAACTGCTGCGACTCCATGATCTCGTGGCAGTATGTCCTGTCGACGTCGTTCATCTTCTCTATCTCGTCCATTGCCGCAACTCCACCGTTGCACATTGTTACGGATCCAGGCTTTCCTATGCGAGTTCCGTCAGATAAGTTGTCAACTCCACCGAATAGCCCTGCTCCCGATGCCGATTTGCCTGACACGTAGTCTGATTTCTTTACTATTTTCGTAACGAACTTGAGCAACTGTGTCTTGGCAAGTCCTGGATCTCCCAGTAATAGCGTGTTTATGTCGCCTCTCGTATTTTCCGTCTGCACCCCCCCTAAACAGGTCAATAACAGTCCTTCCTTGATCAGGTACATGTTTCTGATATGGGGAGCAAACGATCTAATGACTTCGGTCTTGTCCATGTCCTTGAATTTCTGTATCTCCTCCTCGGATGGTATTATTGGCTTCTCGTCTGTAAAACTATAGGTGTTAATGTCAAAGAATCTGTGATATGTCATGTCCTTTGAGGATTTCTTTCTGGACCTGAGTATTCCACGAAGGTTCAGTTTGGTTCCTGGCTGAAGTTTTGTAATCTCGTCTCCATAGATGAATCCTGTAAGGTGTATGGGGTTTGTCTCTCCCTGCTCGGTCATTAGGACTTTGCGTAGCTGTCCTTTTGTCACCTCCCTTTCAAACATTTCCAAGTTGCATACGTCGCATCTTGCCTTTTGAGGTATGTCCCTCCAGTCCTCAAAGTGCAGAGGAACGTCATAAAATTTTTCATGAGTACAGTTTGGACACTTGTAGATTATCTGCTGAGCATAGTGTTCTATCTCAGACTGTCCTGCTATTATCGTCTGCAACAGTACGTTGCCGTCCTTAAGTTTTTCATGGCTTGGCCTGAGTTCTGAAAGTTTCAAGAGATTGCAGGTTTCTCCGTCCTTGTCTACAAAGGATGTCATTGCTTCAGTGCGTCCCTAATCAGATTGCATATCTGTCTTGACGTGTTCCTGCCATGAATCTCCTTGAACTTTACAAATTCAACCTGAAAGCATGGCGGAATGTAGGTATCGTGTCTCATGACTTTTTGTCTCATGACTGTCTATACGTATAGTCCCTTTATTATATTTTTCTCTGTTTACCGAGTTTGCAGGCTTTGACCTTGTCACGATCTTGCAGCAGGGACATATGATTACGTCTTTTGTATAGTAGACCTCGCACTTTGTACACCGTCTGTGGTTGTCATAGATAGGTCGTGTGGTCTTTGAACACTTTAGTCTGTAGCATATGCCATGACAGGCCTTCACGAAATAAGGTACGTTACGGTACTTATAAAGTTTTTGGTCAAATAAAAAAAAGGTGTGTAGTGGTACTATTCTAAACCTTTATGATTGTTATAAAAGTTGTGGTCCTCTTTCCATTCGTTTGCTATTGGAAGTGCGATTTCCTCTTGTACCTTCTTGTCCTCAACGGTTGCCTGTCTGCTTCCATAGTTGCTCAGGAAATCCATATAGTCGGTCAATACCTGTGACTCGTAGCTGATCTTTCCGTCAGTTCCGAATCGTGTCTCGTTTTGACGCTTGATTTCCTCTGCGTCAAGTCCGTCATACAATACCAAACAACCGAACTGTTTCTTGTACTGTTGGCTGTGTTGGTTGCTGTCACAGATTAGACTCTTGTTGATTCCACTGTCAGTTGCAACCAGACTGTCATAGTTGACGGCCTGTATGTCAGGTGTGAACTTGTCTGCTAGTGAGTATTGTTTGCTACCAAAGTCAAAGTTCTGATAGCCTACGCTAAGTTTATAGACGTGTTCTTGTGCCTGACACTCTTCTATTGCCATGACAATTTTGCCGATAGGTCCATCATATTTCACGTTGTTTGCTGACCAAAGTTCGAAATCACTGATTTCAAATTCTCTGGCAGTTTGAACATGTTGTGTCCTTTCATCCATTCCTTGACGGCATGTGTTCAACTCTTTGAGTAGATTCATCAATACTGAGTCTGATGCGGTTGCAATTCCCTGGTTGAGTTTCTTTTCTATTGCTAGAATGGTCTTCTCGTTAGGTGATAAGATTGCCTTTTCCTCCGCAATTTCAGCCAGTGCCGTCTCCTGAAGTCTCTTGAGTTCCTCATTGTATATTGTCTCGTCAAGAATGTCTCTGAATTCCTCAAGATCCTCGATTGTGAAAGTCTCAACGACTCCCTGCCATGTGCAATGATACTCTACTGCAAGATCGTCATACCAGCAGGACTGTCCATGTGAATCAAATGGTACTTCTACCGTTGAAGTTTCTGCGTGTGCAAGGGTGACACTCATTGTAAGTAGTGCCACCAATGCCAATGTTTTTGTAATCATTGATGTATGATCTGTCAATGGTTATTTAATTGTTTCTTGATTTTATAATAATTAGGATAGCATTTTCTGCCGCAATACTTGTAGGATGTCAACGCTCCGCAGGTGTTGCACATTTTCTTTGTTTTCTTGAGTGCAAGGTATCGAAGTCTGTCATATGCTTTTTTTGCTGGAATTTTATGCTCGGCACAGTATCTTCTTGGTCCGCTTCCGCTGTCTCCCCCTACCACCCATTCAACCCTGCATGAGCCATAGGCACACATTCGGTATCTATATCTTCTGTCCATGAATTAAGTCCATCATGTCACTTTCCAGCCTACCTATAATTGTTTCTCCGACCTCTTTAATATCTGCGATATTAAGGACAACAAGCTTGATTCCAGCTCCTCTAAACAGCTCATTTCTTTCGATAGTTTTTTGGACCTTTCTATCGTGGATTGCACCATCAAGCTCAACGATAATAATTCCATGCTGGTTATCGAAACAGAGGAGGTCTGGGTTTTTCCACTTAAATTCTGAGAGTTCCTGTTTACCAACCGATTCACTAATTCTGTATAGGTTTCCATATTCTTTGTCAAATCCAACATACCATTCCCTCTTGAAGTCCATATGGAATCTTTGCTTTAAAAACTGTTTTAACATAATCAACTGCTCCAGATCAGACTGTCCTTTCTGCTTGGTTCTCTGACCAAAGGCTATGCCTGACTGTTTGCCTCTTGCCACAGTTACGTTACGGAACCGTACTATTTAAACTGCTATGATAAAGTGTACGTCTATGAACGGTGGCTTGTTTTCGTGAGATGAACTTGCCGCTGCCTCAGTTGAAGCGGCAACCGATATTCCTGTGGTTGCAGAACCTGTAGTGTCACCACTTGGTGGAGATCCTCCTCCTGAGCCAGTGCCAAATCCACTTAGAAACGGTCTGGTATAAGAGTGAGCGTGTCCTGGATCCGTCACAGGGTGAGCGTGTGCTGACGTACCTGACTCTGCTCCTGTCAACGTTACCGTACTTGATCCCCCTGTCGTTCCTCTGCCTGCGTCATTTGTTGCGGCCCTGGGAAACTTGTTGCTTGTTACAAAGTTAGGTACATTGAATGTTCCAGATCCGTCTCCCACTCCGTACTCCGTATCCAATACCGCAAAGAGTTGAGCATAAGTTGTTCTTGATACTGCCGCTCCGTCACACAGCAGCCATCCAGTAGGAACGTCGGTGGTTGCTCCTGCATACATATTGATTGTTCCAACCGGAACGTCTGCTCCCTCCCATAGAGGAGTTCCCGTTGTTCCCTTGTTGTAATATAATCTCTTTAGATCAGAACGCCAAAACAGTCTTGCTGTGTCCCATGAGCTGGGAAACGAGGTTCCCTGACCGTAGGTAGTTGAATCAAGAGAATTTCCTGATACGACAAGTCCTGTCCAGCCTGCTGTAAGCGGAGCTGTCAAAGCGTTCCGTTCTCTTGAAGCTCGTTGATCTGAACGACAAAGAGATCTCCAGCATCCAATACAAAGTCAGTTGATACAACCCTTGCGTGACA